AGTAAAAAGACGTCGTAAAACCGCACAGTAAGGAGTAGGCTATGGCGACAACCGCCGGTGATCAAATTAACGCAGCATTACGTTTAATCGGTATGCTTGCCGAGGGTGAAACGCCTTCTGCCGATACTTCTAATGACGCGCTTAGTGCTTTGGATCAAATGATTGATTCATGGAATACTGAGCGTTTGACCGTCTTTTCAACTCAAGATCAAGTTTTTACTTGGACAGCTAATCAAATTCATAGAACATTAGGCCCTACAGGTAACTTTGTAGGTAATCGTCCTATTTTGCTTGATGATGCCACTTATTTTAAAGACCCAACTAACGGCATTTCGTTTGGTATTAAGATCATTAACCAACAGCAATACGATGGTATTGCGGTTAAAACGGTGACTTCCACATATCCACAAGTAATGTGGATTAACATGGATTACCCTAATATTGATATGTACGTTTACCCAGTGCCTATAAAAGCATTGGAATGGCACTTTATTTCGGTTACTGAGTTAACACAACCAACTACTTTAGCAACCAGTTTGACTTTCCCGCCAGGTTATTTAAGATGCTTTAAATACAACTTAGCGTGTGAAATAGCTACTGAATTTGGCGTTGAACCGCCTGCTAACGTAGCTAGGATTGCCATGACTTCTAAGCGCAATCTGAAACGCATCAACAACCCTGACGATATTATGTCCTTGCCTTACAGCATTGTTGGCACGCGTCAGCGCTTTAACATCTTTGCCGGTAACTATTAATGAAATCGCATATTTTGGGGCAATCTTATGTTGCCCGCAGCATCAATGCGGCAAACGATGTAATGATGAATTTGTTTCCAGAAGCTACACCTCTTGAAGGTAAAGAAAACGGTTTTTTAAACAGAACGCCAGGAATGAGCAAACTTGCCACTATTGGCAATGGCCCCATCCGCGCCCTATGGTCAAGTCAAACTAATGGCGCAGACGCCTACGTTGTATCAGGTAGTGAAGTCTTTAAAATTGATGCTAGTTATCAAGCGGCAAAGATAGGCGACATAACAGGGTCAGGCCCTGTATCTATTGCCGATAATGGCACTCAATTGTTTTTTGCTTGTAACCCTGACGGATTTATTTACAATACAGTTACTAATATATTTGTACAAATTAGTGACGTAGACTTCCCTGGCGCGGTAACTGTAGGCTATTTAGACGGCTATTTTGTATTTAATGAGCCAGACAGCCAAAAACTATGGGTTACTGAGATATTTGACGGCACTATTATTGAACCTTTAGCGTTTGCTAGCGCTGAAGGATCGCCCGACTTAGTTCAAGCCATTAACGTAGACCAACGCGAGCTTTGGGTATTTGGTACCGATACGATTGAGGTATGGTACAACGCAGGTACCGCCAACTTCCCTTTTGCGCGTATCCAAGGCGCGTTTAACGAGTTAGGGTGCTTAGCCCCTTACTCGGTAGCTAAACTCGATAACACGCTGTTTTGGCTTGGCAATGACCCCCGTGGCTACGGTATCGTCTATCGTGGTGAAGGCTATCGTGGTAGACGCGTATCTACCCACGCTGTTGAGTACGCCATTCAAAGTTATGGCGATGTATCTAATGCCCTTGCCTATACGTACCAGCAAGAAGGCCATGCGTTTTATGTCTTGATATTCCCAACCGTTAATAAAACTTGGGTGTTTGATGTAGCTACAAGCGCGTGGCATGAGCGTGCAGGTTTTGAAGATGGCTTTTTTACCCGCCATCGTTCAAACTGTCAGATGAACTACCAAAGCAAAACCATTGTTGGCGACTACTTAAACGGCAATATCTATGCTTTTGATTTAGATGTTTATGACGATAATGGTGCAGTGCAAAAATGGGTTCGTTCATGGAGAGCGCTTCCTACAGGCACTAATAACCTAAAACGCACCGCACAACATTCTTTACAACTTGATTGCGAGTCAGGCGTTGGTACAGACACAGGGCAAGCGCAAGATCCACAAGTAATGCTTCGTTGGTCAGATGATGGTGGTCATACTTGGTCAAATGAGCATTGGGTTTCTGTAGGCAAAATAGGCGCTTATTATCAACGTGCTATTTGGCGTCGCCTTGGTATGACCGTTAAACTTCGTGACCGCGTGTATGAAATTTCAGGCACAGACCCAAATAAGATAGTGATTATGGGCGCCGAATTAATACTGAATGGTACAAATGCCTAATACGTTAACTACGATCCCCGCGCCACGGGTTCCTTTAGTCGATCCTGATACAGGATTAATTTCTAATGAATGGTATCGTTTTTTCTTTAATATATACACATTAACAGGGGCAGGTGGAAATGCTATTACTTTGCTAGATTTGCAACTTAACCCGCCATCTACTGACTAAATATGCTTTTTTATACCTACCCTTCTGATACACTAGCGCGAAAGCTACGAGGTAATTTATGACAACATTTTTGACCCCATCCCCCAAACAACAGTTTTTTACTGCTGCTGGCGTACCATTAGTAGGGGGTAAAGTTTATACATACGCTGCGGGTACCTCTACTCCACTAGCTACCTATCAAGATTCTACTGGCACCGTTAGCAATACTAACCCTATTATTTTGGATTCTAGAGGCGAGTGTAATCTTTGGCTTTTACCTGCTAATGCGTATAAATTTATACTAAAAGACAGCACAGACGCCTTAATTTGGACTGTAGACAATATCAATTTAGGTATTAACTTTAGTAATGTCATCATTACTGGCGGTAGCATTAACGGCGTTACCATTGGCAATATTGACCCAGGGACTGCCGTATTTACCGATCTAACCGCAACTGGCACTGTCACTTTTAATGGTGTCACGCAGATGCAGATTCCGGCTGGGCCTACGGCTAATCGCTCTACAACCCCTGTAGATGGCATGATCCGCTACAACAGCACAACTGACCAGTATGAGGGTAACACCACTGTAGCTGGTCAAACTATCTCTACGCTTCAATTATCTGGCACGGTGACCGCCATTTTGACTACAGCTAGCACTCATGGCTTATCTACGGGCGATTACATTACCGTTACAGGCGCTACGCCTGCTGCGTACAACGGTTCGTACAATATTACTTATATTAGTAGCACTTCGTTTAGTTACACTATGGCGTCAAACCCAGGCGGTAATGCTACGGTTGTAGGTACTTATGAAGTTCATTTATGGTCAAATATTGGTGGCGGGGCTACAGGTGGCGGTACTAATCAAATTTTTTTTGAAAATGAACAGACCGTAACCGCTAACTATACAATCACTACAGGTCGTAATGCAATGAGCGCTGGGCCAATTACAATCGATACGGGCGTATCTGTATCTATCCCAACTGGTTCATATTGGGTAATCGTCTAAGGAAAATATTATGGCTGGTACTTTAAATGTTACGACAATAAGCGGTGCATCTACAATAACTGGTGTGTCTACTTTAAACGCGGCTAGCGGAGTTCTTGCCACTCAAAACGGCATGACTGGTATTGCTAAAGCATGGGTTCAGTTTAATGGCGTTACTACTGTATCTATTGCTGGGTCATTTAATGTTAGTTCAGTAACTCGAAATAGCACCGGTCTATATACGATAACCTACACAACCGCTATGTCTAACGCAAATTATTCTGTTTCAGGTATGGCTCATTTTAAAGACGGAAATTCTGCAACGGCACTTAGAGTTGTATGTTTGTATGGCAATGCGGCTTTAGCTTCAGTTGTAACCACAACCAGCGTTCAAGTTACAGTTTTATATACAAATGGCTCTCCTGCGGAAGATTCTGATTGTGTAATGGTTACAGTTTTAGGTTCATAAGGATAAATCATGGCTGGCACACTAATTACATCAACGCTTCAAGGCACAACCTTAACGGATGGGACTAATAGCACTTCAACTACTAACTGTATTAAAGGTAGTGCAAAGGCTTGGGTTAAATATGATGGAATTGCTCAAACAATTTATGCTTCATACAATGTAACTTCTGTTACATACCTTTCATCAGGTCGTTACCAAGTAAACTTTACTACTGCTTTTTCTTCTGCTAATTATGCTGCTTGTGTTACCGCTTCTGTTGATGGGCAAATAGGAGTTAGTGGTGCTTATAAACTAGCATTTACTGAACAAGCATCAACTTATTTAGCTGGTAGTTGCGTTATTGGAACTGGTCTACCCACCCCAGCCGTATCCAACTCTGCAATTATTAGTGCAATTTTTACAGGTTAAAAAGGAAATCAAAATGACACAAGCAATCATCTTCACAAACTCCAATGGCGGTGTATCAGTTTGCATCCCTACTGGCGAAATCTCAATTGAAGCCGTACAAGCTAAAGATACCCCTGTTGGTTCTTTAATTGTTAATACTTCTGACCTACCAACAAACAATGACTTCTTTGATGCTTGGGAACTGGCTGACGGAGTAGTTACTGTTAGCCTAGCTAAAGCTAAAGACATCACTAAGAAGCGTTTACGAGCAGAGCGTGAGCCACTCTTAGCCGCACAAGATGTAGCGTTTCAGCGGGCTCAAGAAGCTAACACCTCTACAACGGCTATCGTGGCTGAAAAGAAAAGACTGCGTAATATTACAACTTTAGCTGATGCGGCTACAACTTTAGAAGGCTTACGAGCCATTGAGGTGTAATCATGGCATTAACCCTTAACGGTACAAGTGGAATTACATTTAACAACGCTACTACACAAGCTAGTGCTGGTAGTGTATTGCAAGTGGTTCAAACAACAACTACTTCAATTACTTCAACTACCTCTACAACTTATCAAGCAAGTGCTTTAATTGGAACAATTACACCTAAATTTTCTACTAGCAAAATTTTGTTATCAATTACTGGTGGCGATGTTTATACAAATAACTCTGGAGTTGCTGGTGATGTAAAAATTTATCGTCAAATCAATAGTGGCGGTTATTCTGTAATGATAAGCTCAGCAACAGCTAGACAAGATTATGGATTTTATGGCCCAAATAGTGCAATTTTAGTTCCTCATTCATTTATGTATTTAGATTCTCCAGCAACAACTACTGCTGTAAATTATCAACCATATTACAGAGTTAATCCTGATGGTACTGCTGGAACATTTAGTTTTAATGTAGGGTATTTTGGATATCCTGGAATAGTAACATTAACTTTAATGGAGATTGCAGGATGATTGATATTACTTCAGCAATTTACAAACTTTACCCTAATGTAGTCCGCACAGTAGGCAATACTGCTTACGATGCAGACGGTAATGAAGTAGCTTACAACCTACAAGCCGTAACTGCACAAGCACAAACGGATGCACAGGCAGTCATTGATACAAAAACTTCTGCATTAGCTAAATTAGCCACACTTGGTCTAACTGCTGACGAAATAAAAGCGTTAATTAGATAATTTATGACTGTTTACGTCAAGGTTCTGATCCCTGCCAAGATTGCTGAAAATACGCAAACTACGCAATACACTGCGGGCAATAACATCACGACTATTATTGACAAATTTACGGCTACTAACTATAGCGCGTCTAGCGCTACGCTTAGTGTGAACCTCGTTACGGTAGCGGGTACGGCAGGCAATAACAACTTAATCATTAAGGCTAAAAGTTTGAGCGCAGGAGAAACGTATGCTTTTCCTGAGATTGTTGGACAAGCGTTGGAACCTGGTGGCTTTATATCCACCATCGCTAGCGCTGCTACCTCCATCACTATTCGGTCTAACGGCCGTGAGATCTCAAGCTAATGCAACATACAGTCAACGTCACTTATGGCAAAGGGTTTAATTTCCTGCCGGTAGTGCCTTTGCGTGAAAAAATAGAACTCTTGCAAGAAGAATTGTTAAAAAGACCCCAAGCGGATGTTCAATACTTACATTCGTTTGAGCCTGGCAAGTACATCCGTACCATGATTGCCCCGCCCAATACCGTTATCGTAGGTGCCGAGCATAAGACGCCATATAAAGTTAGGCTTGAAAAAGGTACGATTGCGGTTAATATCGGCGATGAAATTAAAATACTAACGGCGCCGCTTGAAATGGACGTACTGGCTGGCGCCAAACGTGCTGGTCATGTCTTTGATGAAGAATTGGTTTGGGTCGATATTTATGATAACCCTGATGATTGCCAAGATATTGCAACGATTGAAGAACGCCTGTACGTTATTCCTGAATGTGGGTTAATGTCCAATCGCATACCAAAGCAACTTGCGGAAGTTAAAAGTGACTATGAACTGTTTTTAACTCAAATTGGATTAGATCAAACAGAAGTAGATAAAATAGTATCTATTGAGCATGATTTAATGGAAATGCCAAAAGAATATTTTACGGCGCTTAAACCATCAAAAATTCATGGTGATGGTTTATTTGCGACAAAAAGCTTTAGAATGTGGGAAGTTGTTTGCCCATGTAGATTAGACGGAAAACGGACGCCAGGCGGTAGATTTGTTAACCATTCACATAAAAACAATCTAATGCCAATAAAGATTGGCGATGATATTTATGCAGTGGCAAGTCAAGATATTTACGAAAACGAAGAATTATTGCTAAATTATCGGGATATGATGCTTGTTAATTTTGGTATTGGGCTATAAAGGAGAATTAATATGTCAGCGGGAATATCAGCGAGTGCGGCAGTTGTCGGCGGTGCAATTCTTGGAGGGGCTTACTTAAGCTCACAAGCGGCTAAAAACGCGGCGGGTACGCAAGCCGACGCTGCGCGATACGCTGCGGATGCCCAAGGTAGAGCTACAGAACAACAAATAGCTCTTTCGGAGCCATATCGGGCTGCGGGTACGACTGCCCTAAACCAACTATCCCAAATGAGTCAGCCTGGCGGCAGATTAACTGAAGAATTTAACCCTGCTACGGCCTCCACTATGGATCCAGGCTACGCGTTTAGGCTTAGAGAAGGCATGAAAGCGCTCAACGCAACGGCTGCGGCTAGAGGTGGTTTGATCTCTGGCAACGCTCTAAGAGCCGCTACAGGCTATGGTCAAGAAATGGGATCGCAAGAGTACACCAACGCGTTTAACCGCTATCAGATAAACCGCGCTAATTTACTTGATCCGTTGAAGTTTTTATCAGGTCAAGGCCAAGCTGCTGCGGCTGGACAGGCCGCTAACATTGGCGCCGGTGCAACCAACACTGCCAACTTAATGACAGGCGCGGCTAATGCTAACGCAGCAGGTCAAGTTGGCTCTGCTAATGCGTATGCAAACGCTATAGGTCAAGGCGTTAGTATGTATAACACTAATCAATTATTGAATAGATTTGCGCCACAAACGCAAGCAGCTAATTATTATGGTACAACGCCAGGAACTACGGGTGATTTTCAATCCTCATCATACGGCGGCAGTGCAATAGGTTAAAGGAATAAATATGCCAATCGATCCAAATATCCCCCTACAAGCTAAAAATCCGCAAATTGAAACGGGTATAAACCAATTAGCTTCGGTTGGCGAAGCTATGAAAATTGGCGAAATGCAACGCGGCATAGGCGTTCAAAACGAATTACGCAAATTATATTCGCAAGGGATTGATGTCGGTACCCCTGAAGGATTTAAACAAGTAGCCGCGCTTGACCCTGCAACAGCGTTAAAACTACGGGCTGACGCGTTGCAAGGACGTAAACTTGAAGGTGATATTACTAAAACCGGTTTTGAAATAGATAAGCAAAAAATGGATTTGTTTCGTGAGCGCATAGGTAATCTTGCGTTTAACCCCTCAAACGCTAATATTCAAGCGCATTTAGAAGATTCGGTTAAAAGAGGTGAAATAACACCGCAAGTGGCGCAACAACAGTTTGCACAAGCTACCGCTGTTCCTATAGATAAACGTTCAGATTACTTTACTCAAATGGGTATGAAAGTAGAACAACGCGTAACAGCGGCTGAACAATTACGCCATAACAGAGCTACTGAAGGTATTCAAGGTGGTCATTTGGATGTTGCTCGTCAAAATTTAGCAGCGCAAAATAATCCTGATTTACAAGGTACGCTTGCCGCAGCTAAAGCTAGTGGTACAACTAAAGGCAAAGCTATTGCTACAGCAGAGCTTAATTTACCTGGAGCTATTGCTACAGGTCAAGAACTTGAACGTAAAATTTATGAAATGGTTGGTAAACCTCCAGTTTATAAAGATGGTAAATTAGTTCAAGCTGGCACGGCGCCTCATGCAGGATTTAAAGGCGCTGTTGGTATGGGAAGCTGGAAAACACTTGGAATACCAGGTGTTGAACAACTTATGCCTGGATCAGCTGCATCTGACTTTAAAGCGCGTTTTGATGAAGTTATGGGTGGCGCGTTTGAAGAAGCTTACAATACGCTTAAAGGCGGTGGTTCTATTACTGAAAAAGAAGGTGAAAAAGCAACCGCAGCTAAAACTCGTATGCGTTTAGCCCAAAGTGAACAAGAATTTATAACGGCTGCAAGAGAATACGCAGGTGTTGTTAACAAAGGCATAGAACGTGCAAAAACTAAAGCAGCTGGCGGTAGTGCAAATCCAGCCGCAAGCGGTGAAATTGACTTTAATAGCTTGAAATAAAGGATCCATCATGGATGTCCGTTTACCAGATGGTACCTTGTTAAGAAACGTGCCTGATGGCATGAGCAAAACTGATTTAACTGCTAAATTGCAATCTAATGGTTACGATATTGGCAAATTAGGCGCGCCTGCGGAAGCTATGCCTTCTGTACGTCAAAATGTAGCTGCGGAAGAATCAAATTTTATTCCTAGAAGTTGGGAAGAAGCTAAAACACAATTACGTCAAGATCCGCTTATTGGCGTTGGCGCTGGGCTTTATAAAGGTTTTAAAGATGTCACTGACACCGGATTAAAGTTAGCCGCAAGCGCTGTTGATTATGTTTTGCCAAAGCCACCAGGCGAAATGAGCCGCCGTGAAAAAATTAACGCTTTAGCGGACATTCAAGATAAACAATATGAAGCTACTTATGGCGAAAATATAACCGCGCCTTCAAGTCGTATTGTTGGTAATGCTTTAGCTACATATCCTGTTGGCGGCGCTATTGCAGCGCCAATTAAAGCCGTTGGTAATGCTATACCTGCTGTGGCTAGATTTACCGCCCCTATTGCTGAATCTATTGCTTCAGGTGGCTTTAGAACAGGTTTACCGACAGCTACTACATTGGCTGAAAAAGCAGTTGCAACAGGTGTTAGAGCTGCTGGCGGCGCTACTTTAGGTGGTGCTTCAGCAGCTGCCGTTAACCCTAATGATTTTGAATCAGGTGTTGTTATTGGCGCGGCGGTTCCTACTGTTGTAGCCCCCGTAGTTAAAGGATTAACTAAAGTTGGCGGCAAACTTTATGACTTAGCAGCAGGGCAATTACCTAATGTTCAAGCAGGTAAATTAGCCCGTGAAATGGCTGGCGAACAAATTAATGCAATCCGCGCTGCCAACGGAGCTGCACCTTTAGATATTACCGCCGCACAAGCTACGTACAACATCGACAACGACGTTTGGCAAGCATTTAATGATGTCATCCAAGGCAAAGATAAAAAAGCCGTATTTAGCACTTTAAAAACTAAACAAGCACAAGATCAGTTTGACATTTTGGCTAACTTAGCTGGTGGAGCTAACCAAGCCGAAGCTAGAGGAAGTCGTGAAGCGACCAACAAACTACTAAACCAAGTTACTACGCCAATGCGTGAACAGAATTTATTGGCGGCTAACGTAGGCGGTCAAGTTGGCATCCCATTGCAACAAGAAGCTAACGCAGCTCGTCAAGCTGCGGCGGCTAATGTGGATGAAGTACGCCGTTTAGAAGCGCTTAAAGGTCGTGCTATTAGCCCACAGCCAGGTAATCTAATGAATGATTACCCATTAAGCAATATGCCTGAAAAAGCTGATCAATTATCTAATCAAGCCGCCGCAGAATCATTGGCGCAAGGTGAAGCCGCAAGAATTGCTGAAGCTAAAGTAGCTGATTTAAAAGCAAATGGTTTAAATCCATTAGATATTAGCGGTGTAACGGGCAAATTGCGTAGTTTGGCTACAGCTCCTGGCACCCGCGCTGACCCAGTTCAAGTCAAAGTATTGTCTAGCGTTGAGCAACAACTTAAAGACCTAGCAGCGCGTAATGGCGGTGTTATTAATGCAGCAGATTTATACCAATTACGAAAAACAGGTATTAACGATACGATTGAAGCTGAATTGCGTTCAGGTGGATTAGACCCAAGTACGCAAAGCAAACGTATTGCTGATATGTTGGGTCAAGTTCGTCCTTTGGTTGATGACGCTATTGAAGCAGCTGGTGGCAAAGGTTGGCGTGATTATTTATCTACCCACGCTGCCGGTATGCGTCAAATTGAGCAAAAAGATCTTGCGGCTACCGCAATGGAATTGTACAAAAGATCACCTAAAGATTTTATTGAGCTTATTAAAGGCAATAATGTTAAAGCTATCGAAGAAATTTTTGGCCCAGGCAATTACGATATTGCCAAAACAATGGGCGATCAAATGGTCAAATTGCAAAAAGTTGCTGGTGAAGTTGAACGTGATGTTATTGACATTCCTAAACGTATCGCAGCTGGTCGCAAAGCTTTAGAAATTACCGAACCAAGCGTTTCAGGCAAAATTCCAGGCTTTGTAGGCTACAAAACGGCGTTGGCTAAGAAATTTGTCCAAGTTGCGGAAGGCAAAGTTAATCAAAAAACAATGGAGGCGCTTATTAAGGGCGCTGAAAATGGCAAAAATATGAACGATTTGCTTAATACGTTGCCAGCACAAGAGCGTGTTAAAGTCCTTAAAGTTTTGTCAAATAGTAAAGAATGGAACGCTTGGGTAACTCGCGCTGCTGGAGCTGCTGCAACTGAACCTGTTAATAATTTAGCTCCAAGTGAGCAAAATCAAAATGCACTTGCGAGATAAACATGGATTGGCAAATGATTATCAACCTCGGCGGTGCTGCTGCCCTTTCTAGCCTTGGTTGGTTTGCCCGCCAAATCTGGGATTCTGTTCAAAATTTAAAGAATGATGTAAAGCAGATCGAGATTAATCTACCAACCAATTACATCAAAAAAGACGAAATTAAAGAGCGTTTTGATCGTATTGAAATGTTGTTAGACAAGCTGTATGAAAAGCTAGAGCAAAAAGCAGATAAATGATGTATGTCAGACCCATTCGGAATAACAGATGGTGTCAAACAAGTCACCAAAAGCATTAATGAGTCAGTAAAGGCGAGTCAAGAACTTAGCAAAGCAATTGATGGCGTATTAGAGGTAGCGGATAAGGCAGCAAAAGAAAGGGCAGATTCTAGAAAAAAAGCTAGGCAAGTTAATCCTGATACCGCAACCATTATTGAAGCCGTAGACGAGTGGCAACAACTTTTAATAGCACGGCAGTCAGAAGCAAAGATTCAAGAGCAAATTACCAAGAAGTACGGTAGTCATGCTTGGGATGAAATACAAGGTATTAAAGCTAGAAAGCAGTGGGAAGAACGGCAAGATAGGTATTTAGAACAACACGACAGGCGGGTCATGAAAAGCGTTATGTTGCTCTGTTACATATTTGCTGGCTGGATTGCTTATGAATTAACTTGGGGTATGTGGCGATGAAAGATGACTTACTAATGTGGACATGGGTAGCAACCATAATCATAATTTTATATACCATTTACAGTTATTTAGAGTGAATATGAATATTCAAGACATTTTAAAGGCGGTATTGCCAATTGTTGTAGCGTGTTTGGCTTGGTTATTAGGTCAAGTATCAGACTTTTCTACACGCCTTACCAAGATTGAAGGGCAGATGCCAGCTTTGATTACTAAGGAAAATGTACCAACTGACTCTCCTCTTTCTGCTGAAGCAAGACATAGGCTTAAAGAAGAAGTTTACAAAGACATCCATCAACTTCAAGTAAAAGTTCAATTGCTTGAAGAACGAGAAAAAGGGAGAAAATAATGTTTGGAGTAGATGACATCATTAGTGTAGGGATGAAAATCCTAGACAAAGTTATACCCGATCCAGCTGCAAAAGCTGAAGCACAAGCCAAGTTGTTAGAAATACAACAACAAGGCAGGATG